TTCTGGTTTGATTGTTGTTGCTACAAAAAATTGTGCATGGTTAGCCTTGAAGAATAAAAGAGGTTTGAGTTTCATGTCCTCAGCCTGTTTTACCAACTTGGCCCACCACTGCACAAAATTGTTACTTTTATTAGTGAATACTTTGGTACTAATAGCGTCGTCCTTGTAGAACTTGACTTCGATACAGAATACATTACTATGATGCATCAAATAGATGTCACCTTTGATTTTACCACTGCCTGAGCCTGGTGTTTGTTGGAACGGCAACTGTGTGTGCCGTGCTAACATATCAATTACTAATAGTTCTGCTCTGTTACCTTTTTGTCTGCTATTTACCATACTATCCCACTAAATTACTTATATTCTCAGTTTTTACAATCTCAATCTTCTCAAGCAGTGGATGTGTCCATCCATGAGATACTAAGAATGTATTTAGATTTTCTTCTTTAAGAAGAATCTCTACGATCTTTTCTTTACCCTGCTCATCAAGAGCTTGGTTGACTTCGTCTAAGAAAAGAACATTTATCTGACTTCTACTAATAGATGTCATAAGTTTTCGAATCGCAACTAGAGTCGCAATATTTACACGGGCTAGTTCACCACTAGACAGGGCGAGTATATCAATAATGTTACCATTATCAGATACTTCTACATTCAGTTTGTCGTTCTCCACTACGAAGTTAATACTAAATCTACCATCACTGAACTCAGCGAGATACTCATTAGTAAGTAACTCTAACTCTTTTACAAGCGATTCGATCTTGTAGGCGAGTAATCCGTTAGTGCTAAAAGCTTTCTTGAGTACGTCAAGGATCGATACCTCATCTTCAAGTGTCGATAGTTTATCGACCAGGTCAGACAACTGTGTCTCAAACTCAGTAGTTTGTTCTTGAATGATATCAATTCTTGTGTTGTGACGTTCTCTCCTTTCATTTTCTGCTATGACTTCTTCCAACTGGCTACGAGCTTCTTGAATCTTAGTCTGAAGTTCCGTAACTTGTTCTTCCATGTCTTGTCGGTCAAAGATTTGACTTGGGAGTTCGTTGTCGATACTCCTGAAGATGTCTTCCCAATCTTTGATTCCTTGTGCTGCTTTCCTATGTATTTCATTTGCTTTCTCTATTTCTTCTAATGCACTGCGCAAGTCTGTTATGTCAGATTCTAATTGATCTGCTTCAGTCTTATGCGCATGGTATCCTAGCACTGCTAGTTGGAGATCAATCTCCTGTTCACAGGCAGGACATACTGCATCGCCTGGAGACTCTTTGAGTGTCTCATACTTTGCTACCATCTTTTTAGCCTGCATTAGTTCGGCTTTTTTACCTCCGATATCTCCTACTAATTCATCGGTTAGTTTGAGACTAGGGTACAACTGTAAGTCTTTTTGTAACTTTGAGATATCAAAAGTTTTAAGGGACTCTTTCAGTTGATTATTAAAATTTATTTTTTTATTTTTTTCGGAGATATTTTCAATTTGTAACTGTAACTGACGCAAAGTTTTCTCGTCATTTTCCGAGATTTTTGGTAAATTCATCTTTGGAAGTAGTTCTATACTCTCCAATTTATTGTCTACCAACCATTTATTTATTGTGTCAATTTTTGCATTTACACTTGTAACTTCCTGTGAAGTTACTCGTACTGCTTCTTTAAATGTTTCAAAAAATAAAACGTAGTTATCTAACTTTAACAGATCGATTAGAAACTTTTTTCTGTTCGTATCTGTTGCCGTCAGGAACTGTAAACTAGCGTTTGTGTTCTGATACACCAACTGGGTAAAGGTTTTGAAGTCGATACCTAAGACCTCTCCCAATGTCTTATATGTATTACTCGCGGTATGGCTACTAATGTCTTCACCATTCTTCGTGAGTTTACATTTTAGGGTAGACCTACGATGTACCTCAATCGTATAATTATCGGCATCAACAGTAAAGTCAAGCCAAATATCATAACCAGAGCCCACGTAACGGTTTGCAATATCTGCTTTTTTGACATTTTTGCTATTCTTGTTAAACAAGACCTCTTCAAGTATTAAAGGGATTGATGATTTACCAACCCCATTAGTACCCACGAGTTGTGTCAGAGTTGCCCCTGACAAGTCAACTTCGTTACCTTTCCCATAGGAGAAACAGTTATCCCACTTCAACTTTTGCAGAATAATCATTGAATACTCCTATAATTTTCTTTGTTTTGTTCTCCTCTAACTTCAAGATTTCTTGAAGATAGATACTCAACTCGTCACTTATAGACATATCAGCAGTAAGATTTAGAGTTGCCTCTATCTCTCGTTTTACTACTTTCTTGTCAAGAAGTTCGGAGTTCTTAACCATTGCCAAATCTTGAACATCACCTTCTAACTCATAGATTGTGTGATCGAATGAAGTCGGTATCATCTCGTTGGGGTCTGATACAGTCTTTCTGATAAGTTGTGGCAAGTTAAGTTCATGCCAAGTCCACGACCAGTCATCTTCAATTAGTAAAGCGCCTGTCTTTACTTTATTTCTGTGGAATGATGTAGTCATCGGACTGCCTGGATATACAATATTCCTTTGAGTATTCTCGTGGGCATGTAGGTCTCCAGCAAACACAACTTTAAACTTATCAAATCTTTCTAATTCAACCTCTGGCATCACATGAGGTGGTATCTCTCCACGCACATGAGTAAATAAGACATCACTATCAATGCCTTCGATAGACTTCTTTCTATGCAAGTCTGCATATGGAAGTATCGCGTACCCGTCGTAGTAAGTAGTTTCAGTCACTACATCTACTAGCGGGTTAATATCTTTACTGACTTGTCTAAGAGAAGTAAAGAAAGTATTATTCTTACGAGTTGCTTCATGATTTCCGTCATAAATAATCGTAGGAATACTTACATTTCTAATAAACTCAAAGTACAACTCAAGTTCATCCATTGATGGTACTCTGTCAAACAAATCACCACCAATGATATGAACATCAGCTTCTTTTTCCAATGCAGACACTTGCTCAAAAAACAATCTGTATCGGTTTGTAGCCCAATCTACAGGGACATTTTTCTGTCCGAGTTTGATGTGCCAATCTGCGGTAAAAAGAATCATCCTACGAAGTCCTCTCCTTCTTCCCAGCCACAACCAGTAAGTCCACCAGATTGTAAAGCTACGAGAGTTCTGATAACTTCATCAACGTTTCTACCTGTATCAAGTGCATTGACTGATACGTGTTCTACGTAATTGTCTGGGTTTAGAATGTATGTTGCTCTGTAGCAGACATTTTCTTCTGCGTCAACAATACCTAACTCGTCAGACAAAACAAGTCCGCAGTCGGCTGCAAGTGTATGGTCTACATCACTTAACAACTCATTGCTTTCTTTCCATGCAAGTTTACAATATTCATTGTCACCACTGATTCCAATAACTTCTGCAAGATCAGGATTGATTTTGTTAAAGTTGTGAATCTCAGTAGGACAAATAAATGTAAAGTCCTTTGGATAAAAATAAATTACTTTCCATCCATCATAGTCATCACGAGTAACGGTGACAAGCTCGTCGTCACCGCTGACCCCGTTCAGTTCGAAGTATGGAAACTCTTGTCCTACTCCGATCATGCTACGTCAAACTCCTCGTCTACTGTTTCATCATTGCTTTCGCCTTGAATCTTCTTAAGTAGTTCTAACTGAGCATCTGCTGTTGGACGTGGAAGTACGTCGTCCATAGACTTAAGGTCTGCGACGAGTTCTAGTTCCCAGTCTTCCAATGCTCTTGGTTTGCACTTTAGCATTTGTAGCTGATATTCTACATTGAATACCTGCGGCCCAGTCTTGATTCTCTTGAAGAATACATCCCAACCAGTGTTCTCATCTGTAGGAGACCCGAGGTCTTCCATTGCTACAAGAATCTGATCGAACAACTTTCTCTTGAGATTAACAACTTTGATACTTTTATCAGAGTAGTCAATAGCCTGGACAGCATATGCCCATCCACACTTCAAGTCAGGGTAAAAGTCACGAACGTGATCGTGTTCTTTGTTATTAAAGGTTTCTGAGTTCCTGTCAAAAGACAAACACTCCATAGGAATGTTTTTGTTATTCTCGCCTTTAATCCAATAGACGTAACGAGGTAATAGGTCACCTACCAATCTGATGTGATGATCTTCCTTGTTACTAAAATTATACGTGTCGATTTTGCTCTTTTGAGCAGAACCTTTAGTTTGATTGAATCCAATCGCCATAGTTTTCTCCTTCTGTCTCCTCAAAAAGAAAGTGAATACACCCATCTTTAATTTTGAGCAGTCTGTTTTCATTTATTCTGTCCTGACTCACGGGGCAATGAATCAGATCTAGTCTAGTATCGCCTGTCTTTTTAAACTCGTAATAATTACGAAACGAAGCGACCCCAACGTACTCAGCAACTTCTCTATCGGAATACTGAGAACGTCCCTTAGTCAATAGTATTTCTGGGTGTAACAGATAGCTACTACCGCCAAAGTTTTTCTGATAAAACCGAAAGGTCTTATCATAATAATTCTTTGGAGTGATTTTATATGTGATGATGCGAAGAATGGTAATGATGTCTTTCACATTGCCATTGCTTGATTTCAC